TTAAAGTCATTACCTAACTCTTTTAAATAAAAATAACACTCTAAATTTAAAAATGATTTTTTATTGATTTGTATTCCACTACACCTTAAATCTAAATCAACAATAAATTTATCTTCATATAAATCTTTATTGATATTCTCTAAGACACTGTGTTTAATCGACCTTGATAAGTTATTTACCTCTCTGTTTGGGGATGTTATGTCGGTTTTTGGTTCGGCCCAAGTTTGGATGTTTAAGTAAATTGATTTTAAGTTTTTTGAATCTACGGTTCCGTAGTTAACTTTGTAGGAGCGATAACCTGTTAGTTTCGAGCTTTTCCCTTTTTTCATTCTGTTTCATATTATTGAAGTTTATTTTTAATAAAAATAGACAATTAAAGTTGTCTTGTCAAAAACTTTATTTAACTTTGTAATATATGTAATAATATGATAATTGTAGAAATAAATAACCGACAAACGCTAGATAAAGCGTTAAAAACTCTTAAGGGTAAAGTCATTCGTACTAAACAAAATGACATCCTAAAAAAGAGAAAAGAATTTACTAAGAAATCGGTAAAACTTAGAGCTCAGAAATTAAAAGCGATTTATAAACAAAAAATTATAATGTCTCATTAAGCGATTTTAATTTAAATAAAGAAACAGAATCAACTTTATCAGTTTTAATCTTTTCTATAGTCTCATTAATTTTTGTTTTAGTTTGTAAATCAGAGTTTGATGATAATGTCTCTAACTTATCAATAACCATCTCACTAACCACATCATATCTTTTATCTAAGTCTGATTGAGATAAAGATGTGTATTTTTTAATTTCTTTTAAATCAGATTCATTAATAGCATCTAAATAGGTTTTTAATGTTTTGTTAGCTACCTCAACCATAGTTTTATAAGACACTTTTATAGTTTCAGTCACATTCTTTTTTGAAGTTAAATTACTAAGGATTCTGTTTTTACTGTTGATAATATCCTCAACAATAATAGTATTTTTATAGACAACCGTGTCAATATCTTTATAATGGTTTGGACATTTAACCCCTTTAACCCAAGACTCAATTAGGGAAATAGATTTTTTGGAAATAGAAATACGTTCGATTAGTTCAACACATTCAGACAAATAATCATCCGCAAAATTATCAAGATACCCTTTCTCTTTACTCAATTCATCGTAAAGAAAGAACATTTTACTAACTTCTTTATCTTCTAATACTAATTTATTAAAAGTTTTAATATCGGTATTAAACTTACTTTGTTTATATGACTCAATAAGTTTAGTTTCTATTTTTGATTTTATTACTCCAAATTCCATATCTATTTTATCTTATAAATATCTCTTGTTTAAGAGTTTATCTAGTTCTATTGAAATATCCCCTAAATTATCTCTTCCTCTCGATAAATCAATAAAAGAATTTTCTGACATCATATCATCATTCTCTAATAATATGTTTAAATTTTCTCTTTTAATTGATTCAGGAGTTACCTCAGCTTCACCTCCAGGTGGTGGTGTTGATTCTCCTCCCCCCATTGGTGATTCACTTGGTGATGATAATCCTCCCATTGGTGCTCCTCCGACATCTTCAGCCCCTTCAGTTTCTCCACCCGCATTTGCAGTGGCTCCGCTAGGACTTCCGTATAACTTATCAATATTATCAAATATCCCTGTTTTAGAAATAATATTAGGAGTGTTCTCAAGTTCTTTTGCAACGGCCTTTTCAAGTCTTTGTTGTTGTAAGTCTAATCTAATATCTTCATCTGAGAATCCTAATATATGTTTTTTAGCCCAAGATACTGAAACAGGCGCAATACCCTCAATAGCTCCTACGGCATCTTTGTATAATAATATTTTTTCTTTCCATACATCAATTTTTAATAAATCTGCCTGAGTAGATGGATTTGATAATGTTAACGTAAAGTTAGATAACTCGTCTTCAAAACCTAGTAAAAATAAATGAATAATCGCAACTTTATTAAGTTCCGATAACATACTTTTTTGAATTCTATGGATTGTTCTTGCAAAACGAATATCTTGTAATGACAAGTTTTTACCGTCACCAACAACTTCCTCAAACCCTAAAAACGCTTTAGGAACTCGTAACGCAGTTAATAATTTCTTTTGAATATATTCAATATCTGCAATTTCCGATAAGTTAGTCGCTCCAGGTAATGTAGTGATTGGGTCAGGTGCCGATGCGTCACGAACAGGGATAAAATAATCTTGGTCTACCGCCATTTGGTTAAACCTCATATCCACATTTCCTGTTTTATGGTCAACAACTTGGTCTCTTTTAAATTTGTTTGCAACACGTTGTACATACGCTTCAACGTCCTTGTCATCCATATTACCAACAAAAACTTTAAACATTCTTCTCTCAGGAGCTCTTGATGTACGATAAATTAACATTGCATCCTCTGATAATAATAACTGTTTCCAAATACGTCTTGCCTTTTCTAACATAGAAGTACCATAAGGAAGTTTTCTATCGTCACCTAATAAACGGAAATGAGCAATTTCCCAAGTGTTAAAACTCATATCTTTATTTTTCCAATTAAAGGCTAAAGCTTTTTGGTCATTTTCTCCGTTGTCTAAATTGGATTTACCTTTCATTCCTCTCTCAATCCTTTCAACTTCAATGTTTGGTAATTGCATACATCCAACAATTCCTTTTTCAGGGTCAAGTTTAAGGTAGACAAAGTTATCTCCGTATTTACAAGTATTTCTTGTCCACATTGCGAGATTTGTATTAATGTCTAATACATTATTAAACAAATCCGTTAACACCGACTTAATACGTTTAGATTCTGAGTAAATTTGTAAAATATAACCATTTTCATCCGAAGTAGTAGATTCTTCAGCATAGATGTCCAAGGCTGCCGAGATTTCAGGAGTATACTCCATAGACTCGTAATCATAATAAGACGCTAATCTTGTCGGTTCAAAATAAGTTCCTTGTGTGTATAAATTATTTTCTATCTTAGTCCATTGACCTGATAGATACATAGTTTGTTGTGCTTGTAACTTTGCCTTTTCATATTCTTGGGCATTTGTTGTTTTAAGTAGTTCTTTTTTGTCATACTTAAAAACAGGATAATCCTGATTCATTAAAGAATTAGGACCAAAGGTTTGTGACAATCTTTGCCAAACCGTTAAATTTTTATTTTCATCACTCATAATTAAAATTTAGTATAATTTAAAAATATATAAACATTATCTCGAAGACCCGAATAACCATAAATATTTTTGATAATCGCTTTTAGTTGCCTCGTTACTATAATTATGATGATTTGGTATTCCTGCAGGCATAACAGGGTTAAAAGAAATATTTTTGGTTACCTCTTCATTATGATTCACAGTCCAAGAACTTAACATTGCTTTAGTTTGTTCAGTCACTTTAGTTAATTGACTAAAAGAATTTTCCCCAACATAAGTCGCAATTGCGATGGCCATAATTAAATCATCGTGATGACCCTTTTGATGGTCAGGTCGTCCATTTATGTAGATAAAGGTATTCATTTCGTTGAATAACCTATTACTATATATTTTAAACCCGTGTCTCATACATTCCTCAAATGAAGAAATGATTTGAACTCTTTTATTATTGAAATTAATACCAGGAATTTTATCTAAAGCTTTAGGGTCATATTTCCACTTATTACCCATTTCAACGCCATCAATGTATAAATCTTTATATCCCATCTCTTGCATTTTTCTTGAGGTGGAAACTCCCATACCTCCCGTTATATCAATAACGACAAACGCACTGTACATCATTGCCCATTTATAAGCAATTTCCGCAGCGACATCTGGAGGTATTTTACCAATATACTCTAAAACTTGTTCTCTTTCGTCAAAATCTATAATAATCATAGAAGTGAAATCTTCAGAATCTCCTCTTGATACGTCGACACCCATAATGTACTTATGTCCTTCGACAGGCTCTTTCCATATCCATAATGCTCCTCCCATCATTTTATTGACAGGTTCCTTTAACATATTTTGATGAATATCTTGTAATTGTTTGGAGTCAAAAACATTATCTCCTGAACCTAAAAAGTTACACTCTAACTCTTGGGAAACTTTACGCTTATCAAATTTTAATTTTTTAACCATTCCTTCAAACCAACTTGAGAGTGGTTTGTATCCTTCAGATAATTTTTGTTTTATCTCATCAAAATCTCTTTCTTTGAATGGCGTACCACTATAATCGACGATATCTGAATCTTTATATTCCTCTCTGTTTAAAAGATAATGAATTAAATCATCAACTTTAATTAACTGTAAATCTTTGGCGTATCTTGGGTCTTTATACCAATACATTTCAGAGATTTTGAATTCATTCATACCTCTTAATGCTTGGTCATAAATTTCATAGTAAATTGGGTCATACCCGTTTGGGGTTGATACCACTATTACTTTACCCCCTGTAGATAGT